AACTGTGTAAGTAGCCATGGCGGTTAAGCCGCCTTTCTACTAAGCCTGGGTGATCTTGCGAATCATGCCACCGATTGCAGCAAAGGTGCTGACGTATCCGTGGAATGACATGTTGCGTCCCAAGACTGCTGGCTGTTCAACGCTCATGAGGCCACGGATTGATTCGTAGAACTCGTAAGCATCGCCTGCACCTTGACCAACGCGGGTGATGATCATGGTCTTGGCAGCGAAGTTGCTGTCAACTACCAACTGCAGACCGAGTGGGTTGCCGTTCCATGAAGATGCCTGACCGCCACCAAGTGCGTTCTGACCGGTGAGGCCAGCGCCGATGAATGGGAATACTGGACGGCCAGTTGTGTCGGCAAGTTGTCCAAGTTGACCCCATACGTCTGGGCTTACGAACATGTGGGTAGGTGTCCAGTTTCGGTTTGATGAAATGTCAACTGCCGAGTCATAAACAGACTTCAGCAAGTCGGCTACGGTGCCGTCCCAAACGCCTGACGAGTTTGCTGCGGTGAGCAAGTTGTCTGCAGCCAAGTTGTCAGAAGCAATCATGTATTCGCCCATGAGGTCATTCAAGATCAATTGCATTGCTGCAGGTGAAGTGAAGTCAATATCCTGAACTGACAGCGTTACTTGACCAGCAAGTGTGGTCTTGCTGATTGAGTTGGATGCAATCACCATGGTTGTTGCTGATGCTGAACCAAGTTCTGATTGTGATGCAACGCTCGTGTGCGTGGTAATTGTTGGACGGATAAAGGTCTTTGACTGTCCGTTGTCTGGGTAAGCGCGAGCGCCTACAGCATCGACTACTGGACGCAAGAAGTTCAGGTCTTGAACCAATGGCCCAAGTACTGGAACTGGCAACAGACCAGGTGTGTCAGTTGTGAGCACGTCGCCTGCAGCTGCCTGCAATGCGGTGCGCTTTGATGCTGTGTATTCAGCGACTGCAGCGTTTATGTTCTTAAACGTGTCGCCACCGATGTGGTAAGCGGCCATGTATTCGCCTGCGCTTGGCAAAACGAATTCTTTTTTAGCTTGTGCAAAAATTGGCGCGGTTGGGATTGTTGCCTCAACTGCTGGTGCGGTTACTTCTGACATAGGTTCTATCTCCTGTTCTGGGACTACTTCTTCATTTAACACTACTTCTTCGGGCTCTTGGTGGATACTCGCTGCGACTTTGGTGATGTTTGCTGCATCGCCAAAAGCGCCGATCGGAACTAAGGACAATTCCATCCAGTCGGCTGACTCAATGATCATTGTGCCTTCTTCGTCATACGAGAATTTGGTTGGGTTTACGCCAACCGATACTTGGTCAATCGTGCCGTCCAAGGCCATAACCAAAGCGTCATTGCCAAGGGTTGTTGCGCTGATCTTTGCGCTGAACAACATTCCCTGCTCGGTATCTACGCGCTCCGTCACAATTCCTACGGGCATTTCAGCCGAATGGTAGAGGAACAGACGCGGTGCTTTGCCCTCGACTGGCAATGAGCCTGGGCGAAAGATCACAGCTGTGCCGTCCGAAACTGTTGCCGGCACGTTGTAGGGAACAGCGGTTCCGCTGATCGTGCGTCGTGGTGCGTCGCCTTTAGCGGCGTCAAGCGTAAAATCTCCTGCAATTAGTTTGATCATCGTGCTAACTCCTCTTGTGTGTTTTCTCTAACAATTACTTCATCGTCTGCGCGGTCGGCCATAAAGTTTTCTTCTAGATATTCATCGGCGTCAAACTCGACGTATGTTCCGCGCGGTAGCACATTGTCCATTGACAAAGCACCAGCAATTGCGTCGGCATACAATTTCACGCCAAACAAATAAAGATCGGCACGTGCTTGCTGTGACGACTGGTATGAGTAGGCGCCAGTAGCAACGCCCACCAAATACGGTGGCACATTTGCCAGACGCGACATTTCAAGCGCCTGATATTGCGACGCCTCAATCAAAAGCATCTTGTCAGGTGTGCTGTTTGTTTCCGTGTATGTCAAATACTCGTTAAGCGCTGCAGTCTGGTTGGTTGCTCGAGCGGCATTAAACGCACTTGCAAGATCAGCAAGTTCTTGCGCGCTAAGTGGTTCGCCACCAGTTTGTTTAAGTACGCCGGCAGGAATGCTTGACGATGCGTTGCGGTTGCGCGCTGCTTCAAGTTTTAACGCGGTCTCAATTGCGCCTGGTGCCGAGTAGATCAGGCCTTGTGCTGGAGACAAGAATTGCACAAGGTTTGCTGGGTCAATTTCTCCGCCTTGAAAATACACCTGTGACGATGGAGCAAACCACACAGGGCCAGCCATGTCGGTAGTGGTAATTGAGCCTGCTGGCAGTCGAGTGAACGTGGCAGGGTAGCCGTCGGCGGTGCGTGAGGTGATGTACCAAAACGCGCGACCAAACATCATAAGGTCATCAAGAGTCCAGCTCATGAGGAACTGGAACGAAACTGTTGGGTCTGGTCGGCGCAACCATGAACGTGGAGCGATGTAAATCTTCTCCATTTCTTCGCCGTTCCAAAACTCGTTGTATGAGCGAAGATTCATTGATCCGATGACCGACGCCATAAGATCGCGCGCACGGTTAATTGTTGGGACGCTGATCGCCGCGTTACGTGCTTCGCCTTCGCGGTAGGTGTAGTACTGGCCGATCATGTTCACGCCAACATTGGACGACGAATAGCCAGGAGCAAAACCACCTGCAGCTGCAGCCTTGCTTGGCGCTGGGCTTATTGCTGCTTTTTTGGTTTTGTTAAAAATCGCCATGTTCCTACTTTGTCATATAAGTGGCAACCGCGCATGACTTATCCGATTCCGACAAAAGGCAAGGTGCGCGGTCGCCGCGTTTATCTTAGTTATTTACTGCGACAAGCATGGGCTTTCCGCTATTGACTGGACGGGCACACATGCCAATTCCCCAGACCATTGTTCGCGCTAACTCAATCGGCCCAGGTGATCGCTTGCTCGAGAGCACGATCGTATTGTCGGTGCGAACAGCGACAGCGCGCTGGACATGTTCGGCAAGCAGTTTTTCTCCTGTGTGCAATAAGCGAGCCTCGGCGATCATGTTTTTGGCTAGCGGTGTAAACCTTCCTAGTTCGGCGTAACCGACCACGACCCTGCGGCGCTCAATGTTCGGTGGGCATGTGGCGTCCACGGTCGGCGACAGAGCAAACCTAATCGTGGGGTCTTTGGCAAGTTCCTGCACGTTCTCCCACAGCTCTGTAATTGACTCGGCGATAAACGCAACGGTGACGAGCACCCGACCGTCCGACAAGTTGACACATCTGGTCGCGCTGTATCGGGAGTCATCCAGCGAAGACTCGATCGCCACGACCCCACCGCTAGGTATGTCACCTGTGTATTCCAATAACGGCCAACGCCCAGGCTCAATCCATCCGCGCACAACACTCACCCAAAGGTTTAGGGATGCGCGCAAGAATGACGCGCGATCAGGGTTAGTTGATTCTTGCCTAATTGTGTCCATGTCCAACGTGTGACCAAGCGCAGGGTTACCCCACGCCCATGACGCAGGATGCAAAGGGTCAAGGCTTGGGTCAGGTGACCATTCCGCCATGTACATCGTGGACGGTTCGCCTTTGTCAATCGCTCGAATGCCAGCCTCACGCCAGCGCTGAAACAAGACCGATTCCTCGGTGCCAGCCGTGCTGAAGAAACAAGCCAAAGGATTTTTGCGAGCGCGCTGTGCCGGCAAGAGTCCGCCTTCAACCGAATCGGGGTTGACGTCAAACAACTCGTCCACGATCACCAAGTCAATGCTCATACCGTGACCTTGGTTTGGCTTTAATGCTTTGACCCACCACTTGCTGCCGTCTGGCATGGTGGCCTGATAACGGCCGTAAGACTTGACGATCTTGGCGCCGTAGTACTCCTCAAGAATTGGTGCCAGATCATCAAACAACAAGCACGCCAAATCCAATCTGTGCGCGCCCGAAACAACAGTCTGCTTCCCACCCCTAATTTTGGGCATTTCCACAAGCCAAAACAAAATGAGCGCCTGGATGATTGTGGTTTTACCGTTCTGACGCGCAACCGACACAAGGCTCGAGCGATGCACAAACTTGTTATCAGCGTCAACAGCAAGCATTCCCTCAAGAGCATGTATTTGCCATGGCATCAGGTCTATGTGCAGCACCTTCTTTGCCATGTCCCCCACAAGTCCAGCTAGTGACCCGGCATGGTCAGGCACCATCGTTTCCAGTCTCGGCTGATCATGGCCAGTTGGCGCCAGTTCAGGCTGATCTTGGCTGGTGGCGACAAAATGATGGA